CCGCATGACCGAGAAAGGTTGTTGCGCTTTAAACTTAAGTATCGTTTTTGGGGTACTTCTCCTGAAGGCACTCGCCAGGTTTACACATTTACAGAGATACTTACAGATGAGTCAGTACAACAGTTTGTTAATGACGAACTAGTAGATTCATACCCTAACCCTCTAGGAATGGTTCCAGTTGTCCATATCCCTAATGTGACTATAACCTCATCACCTTGGGGACAATCTGACATTTGGGATGTCATTCAACTCAATCGTGAACTTAACGAAAAGATGACTGAAGTTTCTGACATCATTAACTATCATGCAGCACCAGTAACAATTATCACTGGTGCTAAAGCAAGTCAATTAGAGCGTGGACCTAAGAAGGTTTGGGCTGGGTTACCAAAGGATGCACAAGTATTTAACTTGGAATCTCGTGGTGAAATGGCTGGTGCTCTTGAATACATCCAGTTAATCAAGCGTGCAATGCACGAGATTACTGGTGTTCCAGAGACTGCTCTTGGACAATTTCAGCCAGTATCTAATACTTCTGGAGTAGCTCTAGCCATTCAGTACCAGCCTTTGATGAATCGTTACCAAATGAAAAAAGTCCACTTTACAAATGGTCTTGAGAAACTTAACGAAATCATTATTAGAACTGCTGCTGTATTTCAACCAGAACTACTGGTATATGACGCATCTCAATCTGCAATGCCAGAAGCTGATCAATTAACGCAATTAGACCCATTAGATCCAACTACTTATAAGACAACTATTCATTGGCCTGAGCCTTTGCCTGTTGATGCTCTTATTAAGTTAAATGAAGCTCAGGCAAAAATGGCATTAGGTATTGAATCTAAGAAGGGTGCTTTGCGCTCTCTTGGAGAAGAGTTCCCTAATGAAAAGATGATTGAGATATTTGACGAGCTTATGGATGATGCTATTGATCAAGGAGCATTGGACATGGTTCGTGCTCAAATTGGTCAAGCCGTGATGCTTGCTACTGGATTGCTACCAGATGCGTCTGGCATGCAAACGACCTCCGCTGGAGGTGCTAATGTATCTAGTGCGGGAAATCCTTCATCGGGTGGACCGCTTCCAGGTGTTGGTGGTATTCCACCAATTGAGGAAGATCTAATTAATAAAATGACTAGTCGGGCATATGGCGCAAGATTTGCACAGCGTCGTGTACCTGACGAAGATAAATAACACGTATACCATAACCGTTAATATTCGCTAAACAACACACAGGAGAAAATTATGGCAAAGCGAGAGACAGACGAAATCACTATACCTGCGCAAGCAATGGATGCATTTAATGATGCAGCACAGCAGGTAGCACCGAATAATCAAGTTACCCCAGTCCAAGGTAAAATATTTACTGAGGCAGAGGTAGAGAATATTCGCAAACAAGAAAAAGACAAGATGTACAAACGTCTTGAAGATTCTGATTTGCGCTCAAAAGCAATGGAAGAGCAACTTAAAGTTCTTGCTCAAGACCGTGAAACAGCTATCAAAGAAGCACAGAGCATTGCTCGTAAAGAAGAGGAAATTCGCAAACAACGTGAATTTGAAGAACTTACTTCTAAGCAACTTCTTGCAAAAACAGAAGATGAGTTTAATACCAAGATTAAGAACATTGACGCTGAATGGCAATTGCGTTTTTCTGCTATTGAAGAAGAGCGTAAGTCTCAGCAAGCTTTGCTTGATAAAGAGCGAGAATTGCGTGAGTTAGAGACTTACCGTCAACGCAAATTGCATGAAGAGCAAGAGAATATTATTCCTGAATTGATTGATCTTGTGTCTGGAAACACTCCAGCTGAGGTTGACGCTTCTGTTGATATTCTCCGTCAGCGTAGTGCTGCTATACTTCAAAGTGTCCAACAAGCGACGCAACCACGCCAAATCAAAGGCGTTTCAGTTACGTCACCTTCGTCTGGACCAATGGAAAACCAACAGGAATACCAAACGCTTAATTCGGATGACATCCGAAACATGACGATGGACCAGTATGTTAAAATGAGAGACAGGCTATTAAGTTCTCGACCTAATAAAGGTCGTTTTTAAGGTCCCGATATATTCAACTAAATACTAGGAGATAAGTTATGGCAATTCCAGGTCCAGTAGGTGGAGCAATTACAGGAGCAGGTCTTGGTTCAATTACCACGACAGGCTATTCAAGTGATGCAACACTCTCACCAGCAATTCAACAAATTTGGTCAAAAGAGATTTTGTTCCAAGCAATGCCTGTTCTTCGTTTTGAGCAGTTTGCAGTTAAGAAGACTGAACTTGGTGTAATGCCTGGTTTGACAATTAACTTCATGCGCTATTCAAACTTGTCAACAGACCAAACCACTGGAGCAGTGCTCACTGAAGGTGTACGTATGGAGCCAGTTGCTCTATCAGCATCACAGATTCAAATCACAGTTGGTGAACAAGGTCAGGCTCTTGCAGTTACTGAACTTCTTCTTAACGCATCATTTGATGATGTCATGGCATCATCAAGTCGTTTGCTTGGTCGCCACATGGCACAATCAATGGACATCCAAGCTCGTAACACGCTTTACACAAATGCTGTTCCGTTCGCTGGTGGTTCTGCGGTTCCTCCAAGCGTAGTGTTTGGTCGCAACGTTGCGTCGGGTGCTCGTACAACGATTTCGCCATACGATGCAGGTACTGTAGGCACATACAGCAGCCCAGGTTACCTATCACCAGCAGCAATTAAAGATGCTGTTGAGGTACTTGCTGGTCAAAACATCCCACGTCTTGGCGACACATACGTCTGCTTCGTTCACCCATCACAGAGCCGTGCGCTTCGTGACTGGCCTGAATTCATTGAAGTAACAAAGTATGCTGCTCCAGGTAACTTCATGCTCGGTGAAATTGGTCGCCTCTATGACGTAGTGTTCATTGAGACAACTCAAGTTGTACAAGGTCAAGGACCTGCCGACCTCGTGTCAGCAACAACTGGTGTACAAGCACCAACAGCAACATCATACAGCGCCATCATGATTGGTGACAACGCTTTCGGACACGCTATTGCTTTGCCAGTAGAACTCCGTGACGGTGGTGTCATTGACTTTGGTCGTGAGCATGGTCTTGCTTGGTACGCAATCTGGGGCTTCGGTATGATTACCGCAGAATCCCGTGTTGTGATTAACACCAAGGGTGGAGCAATCGCTTAATTAATCTTTGAAATTATGGGTGGGGGAAACCCCACCCATAGAATCAAATCAACACACAAAAAGGACAAGACATGGTACGTACAAAAAAAGAAATTAAAGAATTCGTTGAGCAAGAACAAGATCAAAGTTTATATGAAATTGCTAGAGATGAAGCAGAAGTATTGGATCCAAACACCAAAGACGACTTTGTATCCGCAAGGGTAAAGGGTAGTTGGGTTATGTTTTGGAGTCATACAAGCTATTCATTTAATGATGGGCAACGCTATAAGCTTCCACGTGAACTGTTCAACTATCTTAAAAGGTCAGGAAATATCTACGACACACTTTGAGGTTTAGACAATGACAGGATTTACAGTACCCAACGCAAAAGAATTTGGTGTATCAATCCAAAGTTTAGACCAAGCAGAGCCTGACTCATTAGATTTTAATATTTTAGGTAATGGCAGATATGCCATACTTTCTGGGTTTTCCACCACGTTTAATGCTACTGGAAACGGTACAGCAATTGTTGCTGCTGGTGAAGTACTCATTGATGGTGTTTACGGATCTGTCGCTGGGGCTACTTTAAGCTTTACAGCAGCTGGAGCTGACCCACGTTTTGATTTAGTTGTTGCCCAAAATAGTTCTGGTGTGTTTAGTTTAAACACCATCATTGGAACAGCTAGCGCAACTAACCCTGTGTTTCCGACTGTAGCTTCAACTCAAATTGTGCTGTATGCGCTTTTCCGTAAGTCTGGTGAAACCTTTGGTAATAACAGTGTTGTTGACAAACGCAAACTTGTATCTACAATCATCCGCAGTGGAACTGGTGTTCCACCATCTGTTGGTGTTGATGGCGATTTGTATATCCGTACTGGAGACACCCCAGCTTCTGGTCAATCTTCTTTGTATGTAAAGCACACTGGAGTATGGCAAAACTTGGGAGTGTACACTGTGGCATCTGATGCCCCACTAAATCCATTTTTGCTTGTTGGACTGTGAGCGAACGACTTATCCCAATCCCTACAGGGACTGTCGCTGACATTACAAGAGTACGCAGAGTGACTGTTGGCAGGTTTAGAGAACAACAGCCAGCAATGAATCAAGAACTTCAAGATACAGTTCCTGGTTCTGGTTCTGGCGATCAATAATAAAGTAAACTATTAGCATGACGACAACATATGATGCTGCAACTATTTCTACCATTACAACAATTGCTAGAAACTTCTTAAGAGATTTTCCTAAATTCTTTCAAGTATCCTTTGATGCGGTTGGGCGTACTTACGAACTAGGAAGTCCAAACATAGACTCTGACTCGTTATGGGTTGCTACATACGTAAACAACGCCCCAGTTACAATAACTTCTGATACGTCTGCAAGTTCTTATTACTCTCTAGATGCCCGAAACGGTATTCTACGGTTTAATACAACACCTTCAGCCAGCGCCAGTATCCTAGTTGAAGGTTACTATTATGAATGGGTTCTTCCTTCAGACCTTGAGTTTTATGCTGGTCATTCAATAGAGCAGCATATATACAATTTAGATTTACCTCTTGAAAACATGTCTGCAATTGTTATTGACACTATTGGTATGCACTGTGTTGTTGAATCTCTTTGGGGTTTACTGACCGAGTATAGCCGAGACATTGACATTACAACATCAGAATCAGTGCATATCCCAGCAAGTCAACGCTTCCGAATGGTTCAAAGCTTACTTGATTATTGGTCAAAAGCATACGAACGCCAAGCTAAATCTCTAAACATTGGTCTTGAAAGAATTGAAGTAATGAATTTGCGTCGTGTGTCTAGAAGCACAAATAGGTTTGTTCCTATTTACAAGTCTAAAGAACTTGGAGAATATGGACCTATTGAACGCTTGTTCCCTGAGATAAGTGAGGGAATGATTGTTATTGAAGAGCCAGCCGATAAGCAACTTAACAATGTTTTTGTAGATATTGAGCCTGGAGTTAGTATAAATTCTTCTGCAATCTACGGGATGTAACTTATGGATGGTCGTAGAGAACTTGCGCATATTCGCAAAAACTATCGTCAATACCAACGACACGTTGGAGAAACCATATCATGGTTTAGCTTTATACCTTTTTCAAATGTGGGAAGCACATACGACGATGTTTACGACGAAGGTGTAGGCGGGAATGGTGGTAAGAAGTATAGGGATAATATATCTATTCCAGTACTTATGATTACCGAAACTGAAGATACTAAAAGAGCCATTCCTGAAGGAAGACAACCAGTACAGGTAGTAAACGTAGTTATGTCTATTGCTGACATGCGTGACGCAGGTGTACCTGAGCCATATGAATACCAAAGACATTTAAATGATATGTTTATGTACGACGCTCGTTATTACAGTGTTACGATGTACCGTGTTCGTGGTCGTGTAAAAGATGATGTGCTTGTAGTAGTTGAAGGCATTGAAGTGTACGTAGATGACGAAATGCCCAACGATCCAGGTCCAGCAGCATTGGCTGTTACTGACTTCCCTTGGCCTTCGGCGCTACCTTCTCTTTCCTGATAAACTGTAAATACTTAGCGAGCGCTAAGTAATACAACGCCTATAGAACACAAGGAGCGCCTATGAGTGGCACATCTTCAAGCGCATCCTCTAGTCCTATAATCTCAGGCTGTCCTTCTCCAATTAGCTACTTAGCTGAGTTGTTTATAAATATGGACAAACATCTTGCTCAAATTATTGATCCAATTATCTTGTCAGATACGGAGCGAATAAAGAAAGAACTTCCTGAAAAAGAAGCGGCTTGGAAGGACATAGCAGAAGATTTTAATATTCTTTGGGATCCTAAAAACCTTACATTTAACTACGCAGTAAAAGGTAAATCTAAAGCTATTGCTGCTTCTTTAGAATATGGTCCCCCAGCAAAATCCCTTTTAAGGCATGAAATCCTTAAGGTTGATAAAACTATGGGTAAAGCTATTAACACCATAATTAACGAGTTTTTAGGTAATAAAAAATGAAGACTGGATTCCTATTAGCAGAGGATGAAGCTATTAAACTTAGGTTTAGTGATTGCTCTGTAAGCGACGATAGAGATGGTAGCCGACCTGTAGATGTCTTCTTTAGATACCCAGAATCAGAAACTGAGCGTAAATACCCTTTTATCACAATTGAGCTTATTGATATCCTTCATGCTACAGACCGTCAGCATTCAGATACCTTGATTTACTCAGGAAATGCTGGTGGTTGGTCGGGTAACCCCGCCTTCTTTAACTATTGGCCAAGTGTTAGCGCTAGTGTTTCTGGTGGAAGCACAACCAATTTTAAGACAACAATGAACTTTATTCCAGTTGACTTACTTTATCAAGTGTCTACATACTGTCGTACTGCCCTACATGACCGCCAACTGACCTCACGCTTTCTATCCCACGTTGTTCCTTTTAGGTATAATTCCATACATATTCAAGCAGACAACACTGCACGAAGGTTTGATCTGTTGGATTGGACCAATGCCGACCTCTTAGATCAGGAGTCTGGTTTTAGAAAACGAATATTTCGTAAGGTATATACTTTAAAAATGTCTTCAGAGATAGCTGATGGAGATTACACATCCCTCACCTCTGTTAAACCAGTGTCCACAATTAATAGTACAATAGATTATCAACTAACAGCTTTCAATGAGTAATATACAGCCCACATTAATTATCAATAGGAGTTATCATGGCATATGAGCGCCCAGGAGTATACGTATCAGAATCCACGTTTACTACCAACATTACAGCTAACACAGGAGTAACATCTGCTGCTTTTCTAGGAACGGCAGAGCGAGGTCCAACTACGCCAATAGCTATTACTAGCTGGACACAGTACACAAGTATTTTTGGCGCTTTAAACAATGATTATGATCTAGGTTACGCTGTTTACCATTTCTTTGCTAACGGTGGACAGACAGCCTATGTTGCTCGTGTTGCCGATTCTTCAGCAGTGCTTGCAACCAGCAATATTCAAGGAACTCCAACTGCTGGTGCTGCCGCAGACATCTGGAGATTAAATGCTAAATCACCAGGTGTTTGGGGTAACTCTTTAACCGTTGATTACACTTTTGATACCACCACGTTGGTCACTCCTACAACAACACCTAAGTTTACTAAAGACTCATTGTTTACAGTGACAGTAAAACTAAGTGGCGTACAGGTAGAAGAATGGTCTGGTCTATCTGTAGATCCTACAGAGAACAGGTACATCGGTACAGTTCTTGACTTGTATTCGTCATACGTCACAACAGCAAGCGTTGCTACAGTTGCCGCAGGTGCTCAGTTGACTATCAGTGGTTTAACAAGCAGCGTAGTAGTTGTTCCAAAAACCTTTGCTTCTGGATCAGACGGAGGTGGATCAATTGACTCTGTTGACTGGGCTGCTACGTTAGACAACTACGATACTAACAAGCAACCTTTGATTTTTAACTTAGTCGGGCAAACGTCTACAACTATTGTTAATGATGGTATAGACAAAATGGCTACAAGAGGAAATTCTTTCCTAGTTGTAGACACACCACTGGCAGCAACCACTAAATCTGCTCTATCGGCGGCTGTATCTGGGTATACTCAATCCAGCTACGCTGCTGTATACGGACCAGCCCTTAAAATGTTTGACCCAACCAAATCAGGTGCCGCAGCTGTCCGTACTACCTTCCCTGGTGGTGCAGTGGTTGGAGCAATGATTCGTTCTGAGGTATCTCGTGGTGTTGCTAAAGCCCCAGCTGGTTACGGTTTAGATGTGCGCAATGTCTTTGGTTTAGTAACAACCCTTACTGAAGCAGAGCAAGGTTCATTGTACAAAACAGAACAAATTAATTTGTTTAGTACAGTCCCTGGAGTTGGCG